ACACCATTGATGTCCGTAATCCCAGACAAAGCAACCCCGTTTATGTCTGTTATATCAGGCAAGGTCTATGTAATCTTGAGAGGGTGAAAAAAACACCTTATTGCCTGCTAAGCAGTGACCCACTACACGATGGAAATCATCAGCGTCACTTGGAGCTGTAGATGAAATCTGACCTGTATTAGAATGACTTATGTAAAGAATATCACCAGCACTTCCAGGATTGTGACTGAGGTAACCCACCCCATGAACAAGCATTCCGTTAGTACTAGAGTTACCCCCCAAAGCCATCCCCAAAAGACCCTTAGTTTTTGCCTCGTCGTTTGCATCAACCTCAACCCATGTGCCACTAGAAAAAGTATAAACCTTTCCCGCAGTAGTACCGTCGTCTCCAAACTTCACTATAGTACCCTCTGCTTCCCCAGCGGCATCAACTGCTGTGGTTTGGCTGACAAATTCAGCCTCAGCACCATCAACACCCCCTACAGAAAGATTTGGCGCAGAAGTACTTGCTTCGGTCAGTATGTTCTTCCACGTTGCCATTTACTTAACTTTTCTCTTGTATTTTATATAGTCTATCAAACTCCTTCTCAAGCTTTATGATTATATCTGATACAGTCTTAGCGTCTGATCCTTTAATCGTTGAGTTACTCATCGCTTGATTTAATATCTGCACTTCATTTATCTCCAGTTTCATTCGATTTAATTTTAGCTTTCAATTTATTTACAACGTCAGCAAGAATAAAAACATCCCTTCCTTCGAAGTTAGACCTAGAAACTAAGGCTAACAAATAATTTAATTCCTGCTGAGTGAAGGCACTTACTTCGATGCCTTGATTCCTCAGTATTTTACTCATTAAACAGTTCTGATGTAAAGTTTGTCATCTCCAGTGTCATAGTGAAAGCTACCCACCCCACCTGCATTTCCCGTAGGAGCGGTAGAGTTAGAGCTAAATTCCATGACAGCTATAGGAAAAGCGGTTGTATTACCCTCTGCTTTAACGACCATTTCGGTTAGCCCTGCACCATCTACAAATCCTATAAAAGGAAGTTGCGTTGAATCCTCTGTATCGATCTCTAAGCCAGCAGTTCCTACAGTAGCTGCATTAGTTCCTCCAGAGGCTGCTGTAATAATTTTGTCGTCAATTGTTAACGTAGTTGAATTAACCGTAGTGGTAGTTCCATCTACCTGAAGGTTACCGCGAATAACAACCGTGGTGTCATCGCCAGCATCACCAATGTTGAGTGTGTCATCACCAGTGTACGAAGCAAGAGCATTCGTTAGGTTAGTTTTGCTTACGCTTACATCCGTGTTCGTAGTAAACGTCAGAGCGCTTTGAAAAAAAGTTGTAAGCCTGGAAATGTCAGAACGCTTAATGGCCCCAGCATCGCTAATGATAAATTCATCTGTAGACGCTATGTCAGCGCCAATATCGGTTAAACCCGATACAATATCGGTATTCAACATAGCGGCCTGAACAGAAGTGTTAGCAATCGTCAATGCACCTCCAGCAGCTACTGTAGCGTCACCGCTAACATTGCCAAAAATTTGATCTTCAAGATTAGAGAAAGTGATATTCTTAGTGACTGCACTGTCGTCCTCATCGGAAAAAGCAATCAAGTCAGCTTGTGCTATCGCGGTGGCCGTCGTTAAGCTGGAGTCGCTAATATCTAAGGTTACGGTTGCGGCTCCGCTAGTAGCTCCTCCGCTTATTCCATTTCCAGCAGTAACAGCCGTAATATCTCCAGAGCCAGTTGAAAAACCCTGAGCTGCGATATAATCAAAAACAGCATTACCCGTTGCTAATCCAGCTTCGCCGTCGGCAATACCTCCTGCGCCATCTGTGGCTTTATCAGCTTCAGTTAATATTTTCTTCCAAGTAGCCATTTATTTATTTTTTGTAAAGATAGTTATTTATTAAGATACCCCGAAATACAGGTCATCGTTGTCGTCAGCGTACATCCCCCCTTCGAAAGCAGTAGGAGCGGAAGAGAACCTCTTGAACTTAACAGTTCCATCTAGGTTTACACTTCCTGTTCCGTTAGGCGTAAACTGTATATCCCCGTTGCTAGTGCTTGTGAAAAGCGATCTTGCCTGAACGTCTAGGTTAGCGCCTAGCTGGGGAGAGCCATCCTCCGATATATTAGAAAGCGTTCCTGTTGTGAAGTCAGAAAAATCAACGTACTTGACTTCATTGCTAGCGTCGATATCCTGTATTAAAACTCTATCACCAGAAGCGGGAGTCCCTATATCGCTCAAAGAAGTGTTAGAAATCATTAAGGCCCCAGTAGCCGCTACATTAGATGTAGTTGGGGACTCACCGTCAGACCCTGCCGCACCTGTGGCACCTGTAGCTCCTGTAGCACCTGTATTCCCAGTAGAGCCTTGAGGACCTGTATCCCCCTGAACGCCCTGATCCCCTTGAGCCCCTTGTATACCTTGTATACCCTGTATACCCTGAGCGCCAGTATCTCCTTTAGCACCAGTATCCCCCTTGGTACCTTTCTCTAAAGTTACTGTTACCTTTGCCATTATACCGCTGTTGATATATCTTCTTTAACTACGAAGTTGCCCCTTAATATAGTTGTTGTTTTTGCAAAACCGCTTACATCTACTTGATATTGAAGATCGTAAGTATATCTTCCAACAGGAAGTCTTGAAGTAGCGTCAGCAGTAGCCTTTAATGTTACGTTACCTAAATCGTCCTTGTCCTCAAAAGCAAAAACAGGTGACTCCGCGTCCTTCTCTACGTTCTCCCCCTTTGTTGGAGATTCAGCTAACGTAGAACCCGCTATAAGGGTTCTTCTTGATGGAGAGATAGAAGGGTTAGACGTTCTTACCTTGCTTACGGACTTTACCTGAAAGAAAAACGCATAGTTATCAGTAGCTAAAGGAAGAGCCACCGAAGCGCTATCCTTTATGTTTAAGGTCAACTCAAAAGAATCACCCCTTCTGCACGTTATATCAAGCTTTTCTGATATATCTAAATTAGCTTTTTGTCCCATGTTATCCTAATAATGAGTTTACGATATTATCTACGCTATCGGAAGCTTCTGGAAGCTCCCCTCTACTGCCGTTCCTCTGTGACATCAACTTACTCTGCTCTACAGCTTGCTTCTTTACACGTTCATCTTTTCGATCCTCTTTTAAAACGTCTAGCTTTTCTTTGAAGTTTTTGTCGTCTTCTTTAAACCCTAAGGTAGCTTGAGCTTTAATTATTTCAATCTCTTTCCTGAACTCATGCCTTACCTGTTCTAGCTGCGCTTCTAACTGAGATTTCAGTTGCATCTTTTGAGAGTCCAGCTGAGCCTCCATCTGCATTTCTTGAAGCCTCGCCTGCGAAGTAGCCTGAGCAGACGCCTGCTGTATCTGAGCTTGCTGCTGAGAGTTTTGCATAGCCATCTGCTGTTGAGCGGCTATACGCTTTTTACGTCGGATAACTAACAGCCTCTCAGCCTGGTTTACATCCTTCATGTTACGAATAGCAATAGCATCCTCTATGTCAAGCTCTTTCTGCTGAAGAGACATCTGTATGTTTTGCTCTAGATAAGCTCTATCCTGATCCTCCATCTCTTTAACTACCTGCACGCCGAAGTTGTACATAGGTAAATCGTTAAACGAAGACAACACCGACATGTTCTCTTTGCCTACAGCGTTCTCATAAACCTTATATAGAACAGATTCGAAAGGAAGTATCTGCAAGCACTTTACAATATCCTCACACACCTTCTTAAACAAAACCATAGAAGCGTTAGTGATATCGTATATAGCGTTATTACCAGCGGCTATGGCGCTTTGCTGAACACCTACAAGCGTATCGCCTTTAGGCGTAGAAGCGTCCATCATTTCGTTTACTCCCGTAGCATCCCGAATCATACGCAAGTAATGATTGTAAAGGCCAATAAGCTCGTTTACATTACGTATAGAATTTCCAATTTCTCTGACAGGAGGGTTCTGAAAGCCTCCCTCAGGATTTTTGCTTCTGTAATAAAAGACACCCGTCTGTTCGTATATATCGTGAAGCTCTAAAGGCTGTAAGTCACCTCCTTTACCTAGCTGTACGTTTTCAAGCCCTTCGATGTCAATTATAAGACCGTCTGGCTTTGCCTTAGCGATAGCCTGCTGAATCTTAAGGTGCGTAAGCTGCAACATATCAGCGAACCCAGTGCATGAATCGACCATCGACTTAGGCATCATATTGCGAAGATTCGTAGCTATAGCAGAATACGAAAGACTTACTTTAGATATATCGTGGATATTCTTAGGAACATTTTTAGCTCTGCCATAATTAAACAGGATGTCACACCCGCCCATTATATAGGTGCCGCTATAAACGACCTTTAACTCCATCTTACTGGGGGTTCTTTGGAATACACTACCCTGTTTTTCCTCGTAGTCAAACCCCTTCATAAAGAAGTTTACATTGCCAAACCTATTTTCTTTTTCCTCAAAATAAATACAGTCAACCGATATAAACTCAAAGTCCAAAACGTCAACCATGTACTGGTCGTACCCGTTTTCGTTTCTCTGGAGGTTGTTGTTATAGCTAGTTCTGTTAAGAGCAGAGGGGTCGTTACCAGATTTGTTCTTTACTGCCGATGCAATTTTTTTAAAATCCTCTTCTTCAAGCTCGTGTCCAGCCAACCTTTTAAGGTCCGCTATGGAGACCTGCTTTACATGGCCCGCATAAATGAGATCTTCGAAGTTAGGGTCTTCTGTATAACTATGTATAAAGTTGCAAGGGTCAACATACTCCGTTTTAATGCCTTCGTTAGGATCGTTGCTTCTCTTCACAACCGCTAAACCTAAAGCTACTAAATCGTTTACACTCCTCCTGAAAACGCCGTCGTTAAAGTTGTTCCAAGAAAGAGTCATGTTAGTCCCTATCTGAGCCGCTATTTCCGCGTCGGTTTTTACGTTAGCTCCGATAAGTATTTCAGCTTCCTCTAAGGTGTCTGGTAACTTGTCAGGATCCCGACCAATAACCATACCCGTCTGCTCCTTAAGAGCTTGCAACTCTTTTTTCGCCTCAACCTGTATCTCTACCTCTCTCTTCTTATTGTTTTTCTCTGAAGAAGATAAAGGATCTATAGCCTCCAGGTTAGGATAAGGGTTTCGAGATAATATCTTGTTTACAACAACGCGGACAAACTTCGGAAGAATAGGAACAGGAGTGTAATCCATGTTCAATAAGCTACCGTCTCCTGAGTTAGGATCTAAGGAATTAAGTAATTTTTTGTATATACTGGTATCCTGAGTTCCGTTAGCATAGTCTCGACTTCTCTCAAAAACTGTATTTCTTCTCCCGTACAAGGAGTTAGACTCCCCCATTTTACCCCACTGAGCTTCTATCGCTTTCGCATACTTCAACCCATAGGCTTTACTCTGTTTTACTTCTGACCCTGCTAACGGATCAGGAAACGAGCCTTTCTTACTGTTGTTGTATTCGTTCATAATAATCTTGAAGGGCTAGGCATATTCTGCAAATATAACAAATCATCCGTTGACCTTATATCTTCTGAAAAACTTGCTCTCAGTAAAGGTTTTTGGTTTTTTTTCTTTTGATTTTTGAGCACCCAATAAAGCTAACCCAGAACTGATAGTAAGGTCAAACTTTGTTCTTTTATCTATCTTAAATCCAATCCAGTCTTCCATAGTGCTATTAAAATACATTTTTCCCATTTCACCCGATTCGTAATTAACCCCTACGTGATGATGGATATATGTTTCTATTGACTGAGCATGCGACTGGATAACATCTTGAGAGTTAGAGGGTATACCTTTTGTTTTTACATTCACTTTAGAACTAGACGAACCTAAGTGTCTTGGCCTATCCATTAAATACCCATCATACCCCCTGGCCTCAAAGTATCTTACAATACCATATTTGTTGTTCTCTACCAATAAAGGGTAACCGTAGAAAAAAGCGCACATAAGGACGTCTTCGTAAAATATCTTGGCTAAGTCAGGTCTAGAGGCATACTCCACAACAAACATATTCGATGGCCTATCCATAGAAAATTTATTGTACATATGTAAGGCTCCTTTAGATCCCCTGCCGTCTACCGTAGCGTCTAAGTCATAAGAGTCAACTCCTCCACAACCAAAGTCTTTAAAAGGCGCGACTTTTTTACCTCTCTCTAAAGCTTTTACGTTTCTCTTGTCAGAGTCAGGCATCCAAGCCACTTTAAACCTACCGTTAGGTGTCGGAGAGAACGTAACCTCTTTGTCTTTTTCTTTCCAGATAAAATTACCTCTTACCACAGGGTTAGGGAACAGTTCTTCGTTATGCTCTATCTGCTGATATATCTTGCCTATGTTAAATAAACTTCCTTCTATGCTGTCCCTAAATGCCTCGTCCTCGGTAAAAGGGAACTGCCTTACAACCTCATTAAGTTCCGAAGGGTCATCTTTAAAAGATCTTCTATCGTTTTTTAGGTAAGTTTTACTGCCTTCGGTAATAGGCTCACCGTCTATACCATGTATGTGTACGCTTTCGGGTGGGTCTTCGACAACGGACTGACCGTAAACGTCAAAAAACCCTTCTAAAGCATCATAAGCGGGGATGAATATCCTGTAAAGACCTGATCGGGTTCTGCCGTTAGCATTCCTTTGTTCTGGATCGGAATCCTGCCACAGCCCTTTATACTCTTCTCCCCCTTTGTTCATGGGGTTCACAGTACTGCCTACAAGGGCTTTCCCCACTATTTTTTTACCTACGATTAAACAGGTCCTTTCTACCCTCCAGGCTTCGCGTATATCCGTCGGTTTCTCCCACTTCCCCGCTTCATCAAGGTATAACATATGCAGCTTCTCACCGTCATAAGCGTTGTTAGTAGTATTCTTCCAGTTAATAGTGCTGTTTAGAGCGTCTCCTCTATAAGAGGTTTTGTTGTTCTTGGTAATACGCTTAGACGGCTCTCTAAATGCCAGCTCCATACGGGGGTTTGTAGTACCGTCCTGTATAGGCTTAAAGAAAAAAGGATAGCCTCTAAATATAGAGACCACTTTTTTCATGAATATATTCTCCTGAGCGTCTTTACCAGTCTTCGACTGTATTCCGAGAAGCTTTTCTTTAACTTGAGTAGCTTCGTCAACAAGAACAGAACTACAGACATTAGTATACCCAGAACGGCGACACTTAGTATAAAGCTGACCGAAACAACGAGGGTCAGACTCACACGCCAGCATGTGGAGAAAGATTTCTCTTTGAAATTGTAAGAACTGAGGATATCCGATATCAATTTTAGACCATTGTAAAAACATATAGTGCCGCCCTGTAATATACGTAGGGATGCCATTATTGTAAAACCAAACACCGTTACGGCGACGCTGAAACTCTTCCTCGATGTAAGCAGAAAACTTCTTGCGGAACTCACCTGGTTTTTCGTGCCACTCATCCATACTTCTAAGCCTTTGCAATTCTTCTGGCATAGGTATGCGCTTCCACATCTGCAACTTCTTTGGTTGGTCATGGAAGAGAATCTTCGATCTAGGTGGTTTTTTTGGGAGAACAAGGAGAAGCCCATGTAACTCGATGACATCTCCTGTCGAACCGTCAGGGTCGATCTTAATCCCTTGATCTTCATATCCTTCTATATCTATTAAGACTGACATCAATAACTCTGTCCGTGAGGATTCATCCTTCCTAGATTCGGAACTCCCGACTTAGGATTTGTAAGTTTCATTTGAGAACCGCATTCGCATTCCCCTTCTACATAATAGGTTTCTCCGTCTTTAACGCGCATAGTCAAGCTCTTTTCGAACCTTTCTTTCCCGCAATCTGGGCAATATAAGTCTGGCATAGTTGTTAATTTAATTTGTACCCCCGACAGGATTCGAACCTGTGACCGACGCCTTAGAAGGGCGTTGCTCTATCCAGCTGAGCTACGAAGGCGTGTAAATCACACAGTAGTTTTCGTTTAAGTAATAGTCGCTGATCGTTTGGTTATTTAGAAAATCTTTCTGCAAAACCTCCTGAATAGTCTTTTTGCTCTTCAATTCCTCCATTAGTTCTTAGTTCTTTAACCATTTGCTCTAGCCTCTGTCGCTCCACCAAAAGCTCTTTACAGTCGATAGCCGTTTGCTTTATGGATTGTAGCTCCGCCTTACGCGCTGACCCTCCCGCTTCTGGATCGACAGGCTTCTTTACCTCCTCAATCATATTATCGATAGCTACCTCCATGCTGTCCATCAGCCGCTTGGCAGCGCTTACTGTAGTAAACTTACTAGCCATGAGTAAAAACGAACATGGGTGTTTTAGGGCCTAGATAAGTGCCAGCTATATTATACTCAAAAAACTCTACAGCGTCTTCGTGCGACATATCTTCAGATAAAATTTCTACGACTTTACCTATATCGTATATAGCCACTTGATCTGGGCCGTAGCTAACACCTATAACAGCATCGTCAAAGCCGTCGGCAAGAAAACACTTCTCTTGCTCTAGGATACCCCAGAGCTCTTCTTTGTCCATTTCGTACATCTTAATTAAATTTCTACGTACATAAGATCCTCTATCCTTGTTCGGTAGTACTCTTTACCGTCGATAGTAATCCTATAGTCGCGGTTTTCTTTAAACCCTACTACATCGCCTATTTTTAAGCCCGCTTCTTTAATCCCAGCAGACGTAAATGCGACCCTACCTCTTGTTGGTAATTTCTCATCAAGTTTGACAACCTCGATAATTTCCGATTCTTGAACGGCTTCTTCTTCGATAGCCTCAAGAAGACTCCAACCCGCAAGAGGGTGGATATCGCCAGTACGCTGATTCTTAAAAGCAATAGCTTGATTATTGATAGCGTGATCTTCATCATACCTGACAAGGTAGTGATTATCATCACCAGTAAGCGGTTGACCTTCATTAATAACCACGAGATGATGGAAGTAAAGTGTGTCGCCAGGATTGACGCCAGTTTCATACTTAAACGGCGCAGAGACGACAGGGCCTTCTGTAATTCTGTTTTCAAATTCATTAAATCGATTGTCTACGTACAACTCTAAACCACTACTCGTTGTAATGGTATCGTCTATTGTCTTTTCTAGCTCGACAATAAACAAATTAAATGTTCTCATTAATTAAAAGCTTAAGTCAAATTCTAATACACAAGGCATTTCATCTATCGCCTTCCAAAGTACGTTGCCGTCTTCGTTTTCTATATACACAAGGTATCGCTTTTTACCGTGTTTCACAAGCGTTCTTTCATCTTCTACTATAGCTGACACGTTTCCGCTGCCTGCTCGCATACCTACATAGTAAGCCATTCCATTTTTGGGATCTCTCCCTACTATTATCTTTCTAATAAGACCTTCCATTGTTTTTAATTTAGTGATATGCCTAGATCGCCTAGTAGGTCATCAAGAGGGTCGTTGTCTTCAGGATTATACATCTCATCCATCAGACCCTTTATCATATCAAGTTCTTCTTTGTTCTGTAAATTAAAGCTATACATAGTTTTTACTTCGGCTGTCTCCTCTTCTTCGTCAATCGCTTCTTTATCAAAGAGACCTATAACCACAGAAGCTAATACCCTATGCTTTACGTCATACTCATCTATAACCTCCTCCATTTTCTTTACTAAATGGTACATCTCAGCTAAAAACTGGGTATCGTTTGCTTTCATGGTTTAACTTTGTTATATCTCAAAGATACAAACTTTATTATGCCAAAGTCTCAAGTAAAGAAGTCAAAACTATTTAGAGAAGTGTCAAAACTTCAAAAAAGGTATGTAAAACACAACTATCTAAAGCATCTGCGCAACGCTAAAGCGGACTTCATAACTACTAACGGGATACCTGGGAACTGGTTAGAGTTTATGCTGTGGGTTTACGACTTAGAATTTTTTACTATACGGTACGCAGCTGAAGAGTATGGTATGTATAAAGACAATCTAGCCGACAGACTTATATACCCTATGGTAAAAGACGGGTATTTGTACAAGCACTTCGATAAGCTAACACCATCGCAGACAGCGGAAGATCATCTTTTCCGTGACGAGACTAAGTTTAACTACCGTGTAAGATATGCGCTATCGCAGAAAGGCAGAATGGCGGTACAGCGTTTCTATAATTCACTTTAAACAACCTTATAGTAAACCCCTTTAGAATTGCGGTAAGCTTTTTTAATTTGTTTTCTATTACCTCCAGATGGTTTATATGATATATGGACCCAGTTAGGTTCTTCATCGTCCCCAAACTCCCATATCATCTGATCCCAGTGCAGATTATTCTTAACGAATTTAAATATATCGGCGTTAGTTATCTTACCGTACATATCAGCGTCTAGGTCAAGGGCTTCCCCTGTCATATGTTGAGAGTATTTACTGCCTCCAATAGCCTTATTTAATTCCTTGCATCGGAATCCAGATGACACCCCAATAGGCACACCGAAGTGATCCCGTATAGGCTGGAAAATATTCTCCGCTATAGCCCTTAAGTTTTCAATATCCCAGTCATCGGGATCATTGTCTATCCCCAGGCGGGTGGCTGTGTTTGACTTTACCGCTTCCTTTAGCGTTAGATTTCTGCTTAGCTTCATTGAATTTATTTTTTTCCGCAACAGATGCAGGGTTAATTCGTTTCAACCGAGGGTTAAAGTAGTTTTTACTACCCATTAATTGTAAGCAGCCTTAGAACCTTTACAGCTAGCGGGAACTTTGCCTTGTTTATCTGGAAGACATTCAAGAGCCGATTTCTTTTTACGGTTTAAGGAAGCTGTTTCCGCTTTTCTTTGTTTTCCCGCTTTTCCATATAGATCCATAAAGTACCTCATAACAGCAGGATCTCGCAACATCTTAGCTACTTGAATTTGACCTTTAGAACTTGTCCTTCCTCTACCTCCAGTAATTCCTGAGATGTCCCCTCTGCTGGGAATAACCCCCTGAGTTCTGTACTCACCCTCCACTTCAGAAGGAGCCTGATATCTTACAGATCCGTCTTTCTCAAAAGCTCTTCCCCTGGGGGAAAATCTAGCGCTAGGATCAAACATCTGGGTTCTTCTCTCAACAGCCGTTGGCGATCTCATAGACTCAAGCATGTAAAGCAAGTCCTGAGGCCCCCGCCCTTGACTTCTTAAAGCACCAGAAAGCCTCTCCTCTGGAGATTGTTCTTTGTCCTTGGCTTTAGCATACCTAGGTTTTAACTGGTCTTTCTTTTTTGTAATCATAGCTTATTCGCTACCTCTGAACATTTCCTTTACAATATCTCGCATTGTAGGGTTTTCATTCACTCCATACCTGCCGCTATCGTTAAGTCTCTTAGTTGCTTTTGAAATAGCTTTACCCAAAGCAGCGGCACCCATGCCTGCTCCAGCCATAATACCAGCGGCAGCTCCAGTCCCCAATCGTTTTTTAGGCTTTTTTCCGTAATCAGATAAAGATTCAAGCACAGCGCTAGTGCCTTTACCTGCTCCAGCTCTATTGTAAGCTTTTTTAATCTTACGCTTAAACTTCCTATCTGCTTTAGATGGTCTACCACCTTTTTCGTACTTCTTTACTTTCATAATTAACTAGCTATAAATACCTCTAACTGCGTCGTGTCGCTGCCTGCGTTGTTGATCGCTTTGATGCTTTCTAAATCATTTAAAGTAGGACCCGCTGTATGATCGCCGTCAATACCTATAGAGTCAACAGTGGAACCCATCATAAAGCTTTTACCAGGTTGCAATAATAAAACAGCTTGATCCGTAGCGTCATTAGCATTTGGGCATATCTGCAAAGAAAGCGTTACAGTGTTATCCGCGTCTAGGTTAGTAATCCTGATATACTTTACGTCTCCGTCATCAAGAGCACCAGCAGAAGTAGTTACCGCAGCTTTAATGACCGCTACGGTAGCAGTACCTCCATTAGGTAGCGTTACGATCCTGCCAAAAGACTGAGTAACCCCAGG